CAGAGCTTAATGTAACTTTTAGGTAGTCCGTTATTTTGATAGATTATATTAAAGACGAAGTCTTTAATATAATCTATCAAAATAAAGACTAAGTGTAAAACTTCGTTTTCGCACTTCTCTACACTATTAAATTATGCTCTGGGCTATTAGATGGTACATATTATTATATGTATGTGGGGGGTGCCCTGTTACGGGCTAATTTATAGACTATATAAATTAACTTATAACATTAAATTCTATTTTTTCCTTTTTGACAACAGGTTTTGACCGCTCTATTTTTTCTTTTCGTGCTTGCTCTCTGGGTATTTTATAAACATGTACTTGTTTAAGTTCTGGCGGGTCGGCTAATTTTGCTTTGCAGGTGTGGTTTTTCCCGCAGTGCTCACAAGATAATTTGACTATTGGCATACAATTAAATTAGAAAATTAATTTTTAAATGTAACTATAATAATATAGAATGGAACCTCACGGATATTTTATAACTCCAAAAACAGAAAGAGAAATTGAACTAGAAAATAAAATTAATAATATAGAAACAATGTTAAAACTTATTATAAAAAAACTTAATATAGAAACAGAAAAAACGCCAGTAAATATGGTTGAATTATTTGGATTAAAACCATTATCTTTTTATGAAAATTTAACATTGTCAGATGAAATTAATTCAAATTAATTAATATTTTAACTGTAAAAATAATATATATATTATAATTATATATATATTATGGAGAAAAATTCGTCTAAGGAATACGAGGAGACCATGGGAATTATCGACATGAACCATTTAAGATACGAAATGGTCGAGTCAGTAGTTGCTTCTAGTAGTTCTAATAGGAATATTTGTAACTTTAACCCCAATAGTTATAACAATGTGGCTGGTTCAGAACAGCTTTCAGTATTGCTAAATGTTGGTTCGTCTTATACAGACGGTCAAAAATCAATGTTGCAAATGACTATAACCGTAAATGTCGGAGCGGGATCGACTGCTGCGTTTTGGGGTTTTGGTAATAATAAAGCAAGAGGTTTGGATGGTTCATCTGCATTGAATAGCGGTGGATCACTTCTCAATCTCTTTAGTGAAGTCAATCATGCAAGTAAAAGCGGTGACTTACTATATCGAGAATTGTTTAAGAACCAGACACAAACCACATCGCGTTTATATCAAGTTGATAAATCTCGCAGAGGTTATCTTGGTACAGCAGGTGGAGCTCAAGAAATCAATGGTGCTCTAAAATTTCCTACCTTTCCTATCGGGCAACCTGTCACCCTAGAGATGAGTCTTTGTGAGCTAGCGCCCTTCTGGAACACCAGTCAGTTAATTCCACCTCAATTAATTTCAGGATCTCTATTGCGTCTTACAATTGCACCTGTTCTTTCGTCGCTTGTTTTTTATAGCGATAATGGGACAAATCCAGTCGAAGCAGATCCAGTTTTTACAAATATTAGTTTGAAAAATGTATTATGTTATCTTCACCAATCAGAATTATATGATAGTGTAAATTCTTTGCTCTTAGCATCAGCCCAGAGTTCTGAGACAAACGGTCTCCAATTTTGTTACAATACTTTCTTTAATACCATCGTAAATCCAACTGCTCCATCATTTAGCTTTGATATCCAACTCTCCGCAGCCAAGATGTCATATTTAGTTCTCAAGTTCATCCCAAAAAATCCTTGGAAAGGGTTCGTAGAAGGTGAAGGTGAATTTAAAGGTGTTGCACCTTTTAAATATGATCCGATGGCGGCAGCCAATCTAATTGATTTAAATGGTGGAGTGGCTATTGATAATACTGGTGATGCAAATAGTCTCGGTTTTACGATGCAAGTGCGTCTTGGAAATTTAATCCTGCCTTTGTTCCCAGTCTCAAGTGCAACTGATATGTATCAACAGAGTGCAAACTGTCTAAACCCTATTTCATATTCTGGTTGTCAAGACCCTGATCCTCTTAAAGTAATCAACAAGCTGATGGGAGGTACAATAAGCTATAGTGAGTACTCATCTGTAAATAAAGTAGATACAGAAAAAAAATATGGCGTTGGGTCTGGTGGTTGTTTATTCGCATTTTCATTTGAAAGAGCATCTGCCGTCAATGTTGGCGGACTCAGTTCTAATAATGCCAGGGTGCTTTCATGTGAGATAAATAACATGGCGAGAGCGTCTGATTTCCAGTGCATAGCGTCTGTTTGTTATTTGCAGGTTGCAAATTGCTCAAATGAGAATGTGGTAATTAATAAATAATGAGACGGTTAATGGTCTCATTTGTGAAATAATAATTAATAAATAAATAAATAATTAAAATAAATTAAAATAATTAAATAAAAATAATTATTTTAATATGTAATATATAATTATATACATAATGAGTCAAGATATACTACATTTAAATCATCTTTCATACTCTACACCAGAGAGTTTATTATGTTCTAAAAAAACAACCAGAACACGATATCCAATATATTCAGAACGATATGAAGACTGTATTGGTGGTGAGGTCTTACAAATACCATTTGAGAATATACCAGAGTGTTGTTATATAGACGGTTCAAAATCATCTATTAGTTTAAAAATTAATGTTAATATTCCCAACCCTACAGCTGAAGGTGCTGTTTTATTTTGGGGGACAGAGCTAAATGATTTTGCTGGAGACTATGCCAACACTGGTGCAACTATAGTAAATTTAATTAAATCAGCAATTCATCAATTAGACAATAATGAGATTTTATATCGTGAGAATTTTCTTTACATGATGCAAACAATTCGCGAGTACTCTCAAAGTTTTGAAAGGAAACGAGTTTTAACAGAGGTTGGTGGGTATGTTATAAGTGAAACGAAATACCCTGAATTTGGCGTTAATAAAAATATATCATTTAATATACCGCTCTATTTAATATCCCCTTTCTGGAATACAGCATCTTTAATACCATCGCGTCTTTTAAAAAATAGTAAATTATCTTTAGTAGTAAATAGAATAAAAGAAAGTTTAGTTGGTTATAACATTTTTTTAAATAGGGTATCTTTCCCTGACGATGTATCAGTAACTTTTTCTGAAATGTCATTAAATTTATATCAAACAGAATTATATGATCAACTTCATAAAAGTATAAAAAATCAAATCATACAATTTCCTTATTACTCAAACAATAATGATATTCATCTTCTAACCAGTAGTAGCTTTATGATTAATATTCCTTTACAGGCAAGTAATTTAGCATATGTAGCATTAAAATTTAGAGCGGGCGGAGATTCACCAATAGAATCAGCGTCTATACAAGATTTAGGAGATCCAAAACCAGATAACAACTATTTACCAATAAAAATTCAAGCAAGAATTAACGGAATGATATTTCCAGGGTTCCCCATAAATGATAGCGCTCAAGCATATATAGAAAGTATAAACGCACTACAGACCATCTCATATCCAAACGCACAAAATGTAGATGAAATGAAAGTAGAAAACAAGCTTATGGGTTCTACAATTTCATACTTTCAATTTTCTCATACGGAAGTTACAGAGATTGCAGATAATAATTTTCAATTAGTGTCTGGTTTTTCATCAGGTGGTGTTATTTTTGCAATAGATTTACAGAAATCAAGTAATGTTTCTTTAACAGGTTTAGAAGTAAATGCATCTCGTAATCTTACAATAGAAATAGAAGGATTAGATAATTATGATAATTTAACACTATTTTCACAAGTAAGATATATGAATGTGGCAACAATTGATAAAGATAAAATTGTTATTATGAAATAAATATATTATATATAATTATATATACTATATGAATAGCATTTTAGAAATAAATAAATTAACTTACGAACTACCCAGTGTAAGTGTTGCAGCTAAACAGGTACAAAGAACAAGATCATTTGCATTTCCACAAAATTATATAAACGCAGAAGCAGGCGATGTAATACCAATATTAGTAAATTCGGGTAGATCGTATATAGATGGTCGTCAAAGTTCTATTAATCTTGTTCTAAAAGTGAATGTATCACCTCAAGCAGATATGAGATATTTTTCATTTGACTACGGGTTTGGTAATAAAAACTCAGGAGCGACCATTTTAAATCTAATATCTGAATTATTGATTGAATCTCGTGATGGTACTATGTTATATCAAGAAAGATACCTGAATATTATGCAAAATATAAGAGAGTATAAAATATCAGTTGAAAAAAAGAACATGCTAACTATGATTGGTGGTTCATATGATAATAATAACGACGATGATAATTTTCCTTTTTATAAGGTGAATTTGGATAATAGTTTTAATATTCCGTTATCAGACCTATGCCCGATGTTTAATACATCTAATTTATTATTACCTGAACTAATCACTGGAGCTAAAATGTCGTTGATTTTATCAGAATTAAAAAAAAATATTGTAGCAATAAATCTGGGTATGGAGCAAGTTGATGTGCCTTTAGATATAACATTTGACATAAAAAATGTATCTCTTTACTTACATCAAGTTGATTTATATGATGGTGTTCAGAGCGTCATTAAAAATTCACTAATAACTCTAAATAAAGGTTTAGAGTTTCCATATTATTGCTATCACAATTCACGATTTAGACCAACCAGCAGCAGTTTTACTTATGATGTTCAACTCTCTTGTCAAAATGTCTCATATATAGCAATGAAATTTTTTAAGCGTGATTATGTTCAACAAACATCGCCAGTAGCATCAGCAACTATTGCTGAATTAAGAACTCAAAAATCAGCAGATGATAATGCACTTTCATTTTCTGTAAGGGCACGGATTGGTTCGCAGTATTATCCAAATTATCAAATTTTGTCAGCGACAGAAGCATATATTAACACCTGCCAAGCCTTGAATCCAATCAGCTTTTCAGACACACAAGATATAGATGTTTTAAAGAATACCAATAAATTATCCTCTGGCATGATGGCTTACTCTAACTATTGTGTTAATGGTGAATTTAACTTTAACGATGGATCATATACAGCTGGTTTTTCTTCTGGTGGATTTTTAGTCGCTATATCACTTGAAAAATCTAATAATGTATCTTTAACAGGCGTGCAGACAACTCAAGGCAGAACAGTTTCAATTGATATTCAAGGTTTAGAAAATTATGCTGATTATGATTTATACACTCAGGTCCAATATTTAACAGTTGTTTCAGTTACAGAAAATAATTGTATTGTTTCAAAATAAATAATATATAAATATAATATATATATATGGAAGAAATATTAAATGCTAACAAGTTACTGTATAATCTACCAATCGGTGTTGATGCTGTTTCGAATGCAACAACTACAATCAATAATTTTAACCCAAATTTTTATGAAACAAAAGGTGGCGATACTATGTTCGTACAATTTCCTAAAACAACAACATATTTAGACGCACAAAACAGTTATATTAAATTTAAGTTAAAAATTGATAATTTTAATAGTGGTACTACATATTGTTTTAATAGTTATGCAAACGATGAAATTGGTTTAAATATTGGATCATCAGTTATGAACCTTATTGAATCGGTTGAATTAATAACAGAAGGAGGTCAATGTCTTTTTCGCGAATTATTTATTAATGAGATGCAAACAGTTCGTGAATATAGAAATAATATTAGTAGAAAGAACTATTTATCATTTATGGGTAGTATCTGCGATAATAATAATTCTGATCTAGATTTACCAGAGAATAAATTACCATTATTTAACACATCAAAAGATACAAGCTTCTATATTCCATTAACTGAGATCAGTCCATTTTTTAATGGCGTCTTAATTCCAGATTTACTTCTATCTAATGCAATTCTAAAAATAAAAATAGCAGATGTTAGCAGATATACAAAAGCATATAGAATAAATCAAGCTAATGGTCGATTAATAGAAGTATCAAATGCAAACAATACTGCTGTTTTCTCAAATGTAGCATTAATTCTATCACAAAAAGAACTGTATGAAGAAGTTAGAGAAACAATCAATAAAAAATTAAAGAGCCCCGAAGGTCTTGAATATTCATATTATACAAATTTTAACACATCATTTGAATTTAATACTAATGCACTTGGTGAAGATTATAAAATACCATTGAACTTATCTGCAGGTAAAATAAAATATTTATGTATTAAACCAACTATACCAGAAGCTCAAAACAGAATTCCTTTAGACTCAGCAAATTGGGATAATTATTATTTTGATGGTTCAACACCATTTAAACCTGTTGTTTCATATAATCTGCCTTTTGGTCTTCAAATTAGATTAGGTAATCAAGTTCTTAGCACATATGAAGTAAAAACAATTCCAGAGATGTATGAACAAACAATACGCACTTTATCAAATATTTCGTATGGAGACTGCCAAGATATTGATGTCGATCGATGTATAAACAAAAAAAGTACAGGTTGCGTATCTTTCTATAATTACGCCCATTTAGACCGTAATTTAAAGATGCAATCAGATCGCGGAGTGTTATTTGGTTTTAATTTTGATAGAGTAGAAGGTTTGGGTGTATCAGGTTTATCAACAGGTATAGAAAGGCTCATAGAAGTTGATGTATCAAATTTTAAAACAAATAATAAACCAATATGGTATTTTCAGATACAATACTTACAAACTGCCAATATATTTGCAGACGGACAAATTGCGGTGAACAGGTGAGAAAAAAATAAAAAAAGATATAAAAAAATAACAATAGATATATTTATATTATGCCAAACTATCAACAAAGTAAAATATACAAAATTATTAGTCCTCATACTGATAAAATATATATTGGATCAACCACTAAACAATATTTATCTCAACGATTAGTAAAACATAAAAGTGATTTTAAAAGATGGCAGCAAGGTAAAACTCATAAAGTAAGTTCATTTGATTTAATTGAATTGGGGAATGTTGAAATTATATTATTAGAATTGTATCCTTGTAATTCAAAAGATGAATTGACATCAAGAGAACGATATTGGTATGATTTAAATAAAGAATTATCTATAAATAAAATTAGACCATGGGTGACTTCCGATGAGACATTAGAAATAAGAAAAGAAAGATATAATAATAACAAAGAATATTATAAAAAACAAACAAATGATAATAGAGAAAATTATAAACAAAGATATAATGAATTAAGTTCAATGGAATATAAATGCATATGTGGGTCTTCAATCAAAAGATATGAAAAATCAAGACATATAAAATCAGATAAACATCAAACATATTTAATGATACAAACTTTATAATTATAAAAAATAATATATTATGTAATTGTATATAATATATTATGAGTCGTATTGGTAAAAAAACACCAAACCCAAGTATTTATAATTTAGCATTAGGCAGATATGAGGACGAATTTGAGATGGAACAAATCGGTAACAAAGCGCCGCCAGCATCAGGTCTAGTTTCTAGACAACGCGTATCAGAAGCACCATTAGGCGGGCAGAAAGTCATTTTTGGAGCATATGACGCACCCAGATTTAATCTTGAAGATACAACTAAATATTATAAAGCAAAAGCAAAGTCGGATAATGTGCCAACCACTGAATATCAAAAGAAGATTGGTTCAAGATCTAAGGGTTCGTTTATGCAGATGGCTGATAATAAACCATATTTAGAACTTGCAGGTAAAGCACTTAATGGCGATTTATATTCTGTTGCACCATCAACAGACCTATTATCAGAGCAAGAAATGTATAAGCTTATGGTAGTTTATAAACCATCAATGATACAACCACAAACACAAGAAAGCAAAGTAATTGAAGAAATGGCGAAAGTTGGTCTGCCATACGAGCAAGATAAATTATCAAGAGAAAATGAAAACCCAAGAGAATTTATTGAAAAGGATTTATACAAGGTTGAAGTGTATCCGAGTACTTATGTTTCTAAAGGTGACGGTGGATCTAATTTGGTCTTTGATTATAATAAAGAATTTAATAAGGGGACCCAACCCAAAACAAGAGAACAACTATATAATCAATATTTTAACTCACGCAAATCAACAAGTAATGTAAATGTAATACAAAGAGATGCAGCGAAGGCTAGAGAAGTGTTATCAGTCTATGGAAATAAACAACACGAGCAAGCTCCAGCAAATAAAGCAGATATTAGACCTGAAATCATTAAAGCAAAGGCAGAAGAACAAAAAGCACAGGATGAACTAGAAAGAAAAGAAGATGGGGATAAAATTCCAAAGAGTGGTAATGTACTATTTGGTCAAGGTATTACAACGGGTGGTGGTGCTGCCAAAAATATAGCGCAATTAATAAATTAATTATAAAAATATAATATATTATCTATTTGTATATTATATATAATGAGTAATATTAATGGATCAATGGACTATAGGGGTGAATATATACTGGGTGTAACAGGTGGAATTGGCAGTGGTATTACTGGACCGACTGGACCAACAGGACCATCAGGAGGACCAATCGGACCAACCGGACCACAAGGTGTTAGAGGCTATACTGGACCAATTGGACCACAAGGTATTAAGGGAGACACAGGAGCTCAAGGACCATCAGGAGGGCCAGTCGGACCAACCGGACCGAAAGGTGACACAGGACCACAAGGATCAACAGGACCACAAGGACCACAAGGAATACAAGGACCAACCGGAACTGGAGTTCTACCCAATCCTGTAAATGCATTAAATGTAAGATTTTTATCTATCGTAGGAAATACTGGTATTACACCATATTATACATTACCAAGACAGACCGTTTTAGATGATCGTGGAAGTGTTGCTGTTTTTCAACCGAATAATACATCATCATTACAACCATATGTAGCACCCGCATATATGTATCTCCAAAGTAATCCAGCACAATTTATTGGAGGATCAGAAAATTATGTTATTATATTATCTAATGAACGAATAAGAAGTAGATATAATATAAATGTAAATGAGAGTGGTTCATTTAACAGTTATTTCACTATGCCAATAGGGACTTATTTAGTAAATTTCAGTTGTAAATATTTTTCTACTAATCCTACAAACCCCACAGCAATGTATGTTTCAGTTAATGGTGCTTTAATTGATATAGGAGATGCACCTTTTTCATATTTTTTGAATACACCAGCAGCTATACCAGTTTCATGGAGTCAAATTATAAATGTAAATTCAAATACAGATACAGTCAAAATTTTTGTAGATAATCGTATAAATAATGGTACTTTGAATATCAATACTATCGGCATTAATATTACAAAAATTGCACCAAATTATATTACGCAAGTTATTCCATATGAAGGGGAATTTTATGCAGATTTAAATGATACCACAGATAATAGGACCATTTCACTGGATTTTGATGACAAAAATATATATGATATACCATATACTTTTATTAACCGTATAAATGAGAATGATAATACAACAATTAAAATATTTAATTCGTCGCCTTGGGGTGACTACAATGCCGTTCAATTAAGAGGAGGACGCTCTCCTGGTGTTGATTTATACACCTTGCAGTTTTCTGGCGTTTTAGGTTTTCAATGTGTGGGACAAGAAATGAAACAATTTCAAGCAGTTTTTCAAGAATCTATAGATGGTATTAGATGGACTGATTTAGATACACCAACAACAATATACACCAATGATACAGGATTACAAACGATAGCTATTAAACAAGTACCAATTGGTTTGATAAAATATAATTATACACCACCTTCAACATATGAAAACTCATATATAAGACTTGTTATTCGTCTAATTCCTGATGTTTTAACAGGATATTATCAAAACCCAGCACTAATATATATTAATAGTGCTCAACAAGGAATGACAAACTGTTATTTTTCAATTTATCCAACAGTATCTTCACTTGGAAACTCGTTATATAATATTGTTATGAGAGGCAACGGCTACCAAAGTATTAGTGGTAAGGGTTATGCTATTGCACAACCAGACGGTCCATATCCAACACCATTTATAGAAGGTGTTTCATTCAC